ATACGATATAGATTCAGATGAGAAGATAGATAAAGCATACAATGAAGTAATAGAAGAATTAAAGAATATGGAAAGGACCAAACTATGGCCTGCATCTAAATTAGCACAACTATATTTCTTTAGTGATGAGAAGATGACATTAGAAAAGTTATCAGCAGAGATTAAGATATGTAAATCAACTTCCTTCACACAAATCAAAAGAGCTAAGAAACATTTAAGAGAAACAATAGATAACCCGTTTAGGACTAATTCTTAGGTGGTCTCCTGATACGTTCACTACAAAGGTGATACATTGTGTTAGATTATAGAAAGACATTAAAATAATGGTAATTTTCCATTAAATGATTATGGCAAAGTTTGAACCCGGACATAAATTAGCAAAAGGCCGCCCAAAGGGGTCTATCAATCGTAGCACTGAAATGATGAAACTTAATGTTGCTCGTGCTACAAACTTAGTATTGGATAATCTATCAACCGATTTAGAGAAGATAAGAAAGAAAGACCCAGAGGCTGCAATTAATATAGCCTTAAAACTTTTAGAATTCTCAATGCCAAAACTATCACGTACTGAAATGAAAGCAGAAGTAAATCAGAGGATAGAGCAAATTACTGTCAATGTAACTCAAAAGATATTAGAAGATGAATAATTGGAAAACTATACAAAGCCATCCAAACTATGAAGCTAGTATTGATGGTAAGATAAGAAATAAAAGAAATTTAGCTATTATTGAAGGTGGTTATAATAGAAGATATTTACGAGCATTTAAGAAAGATATACATAGAATAATAGCTGAAACATGGATTCCAAACCCATATAATTATCCACAGGTAAATCATATCAATGGTAATAAGCATGATAATAGAGTAAGTAATTTAGAGTGGTGTACAGCTGCACATAATGTAAAACATTCATTTATTACAGGTCTAAACAAAGGACCTAAAGCTGGAGAAGATAGTAATTTATCTAAACTATCAGATAATCAATTAAAATATATTAAATCAATTCATAAGCCATATACAAAAGATTATAGTACACGAGCATTAGCTTTACAATATGGAGTAAATGAATCTTGGCTATCTAATATATTAAATGGAAACAGAAGGACTATATGAATTTAGAAATAAATACTACGGTTACATACACTAATCAGAATGATTCTCCAACAAGAGTGACTCACCATATCGGTGGCACAAGGAGCGGGAAAACATACGCATTACTTCAATGGTGTATCGTTAAAGCGCTTGAGAATAAAGAGATAATAACAATAGTAAGAAAGACAATACCATCGCTTAAAAGGACTGTAATGAAAGATTTTAAGGATGTGATGCAATTGCTGGATATATGGAATGAAAATGATTTTAATATATCAGATAGAATATATTCTTTTTATAACGATTCAATAATACAATTCATATCAACGGATGATGCTGAAAAGCTAAGAGGATTAAAATCAACAATACTTTGGTTAGAGGAAGCAAATGAGATAGATGAAGAATCATACTTCCAGCTACAAATTCGTACAACAGGTCCAATCATATTAAGTTATAACCCTACTGTATCACCATATCATTGGATAAGAACTATGAGTGATTGTAGCAGATTCTTTACAACCTATAAGAACAATCCTTATTTAGATTACAATGTTAAGAAAGCAATTGAGGAATTAAAGCAAACCAATCCAAAAGCATGGAAGGTTTATGGTTTAGGAGAATGGGTAGGTAATGAGAAAGCTATATTTGAATTTGCTCAATGTGAATGGTTGCCGGATGATGCAGAGTTTGTAGCATTTGGTTTGGACTTTGGATATAGCTCAGACCCTACTGCATTAGCTAGTATTTGGAAATACAATAACGAGCTATACATTGTAGAGCATTGTTATGAAAGAGGAATGGTGACAAACGATATAGTAACTATGTTGAAAGGAGTAGTGAATGGTAGAGAGGAAATTTTTGCAGATAGTGCAGAACCAAGACTAATAGAAGAATTATATAGAGAAGGATTTAATATAAAGCCTGTAATCAAAGGAAAGGATAGTATTAACTTTGGTATTCAGGTAATGCAGAACTATAAGATAAACATACCTAAGACATGTCAGAATCTAATCAATGAGTTCTATTCGTATGAGTGGAGTAGTGATAGGTTCGGTAAGCAATTAGATAGACCAATAGATTTTAATAATCACTTAATAGATGCAGCTAGATACGCTTCAATGATGAAGTTAAGTAATAAAGCAACATCAGCTGGAAAATATATAATAAGCGTAAGATAATGAAAACAGCAATACTATTAGGAGGACCATATCGTTCACAAGATTGGATAATGGAAAAGCATTACGAAAATATTGGAATGTATGATACATTTTTATCATGTAGAGAAATTGATGTTGAAGATTGGATTAAAAGTAAATGGAATATAAAAGAAATTTATATAACTCCTGAAATAACTAAAGATGAACTTTCATTTGATAGATTGACTAGTAATAATAGTGAACAGGCCAAATGTATTTTGAATAATTTATATTGGCAGTATAAAAATATTGGTAATTGTTGGAATAATTTACCAAAAGAATATGACATTTATATAAAAAGTAGGTGTGATATGGTATATGATACTAAATTAGAAATAGGATTTGATAATATAAAAGATGATGAAATATGGTGTCCATCTAAAACATTTTGGGGATTTCAATGGGTTGGAAATGGATTTTTTAATGACCAATTATATATTGCAAAAGAAAATGTAATGAACTTTGTTGCTTCTTTTTATAATGAAGCACATAGTTTAAATAATTCAATTGGAATAGAAATTAGAAAAGAGTTATTTAATAATCAGATTGTAGAAACAGCATTCATACTTTGGTTAGCTAATTGGGATATAAAACAAAAAAAGTTTGAATACACATATACAAAGAATCACTTTGGATGGACTAATATGGAATATAGTAGAAACAAATATAAATAATATGGAAAAAGAATTAGATTTAGACAACCTTACAAAAGAGGATTTTATGGAGATGGCAACTTATGTAGCTCATGTGGAAAGAGAAAGAGTTACTATGTTTGAAGAATTAAAGAAGACTAAGGCTTACTTAACTGCTACCTTACAACAAAGGAATTCAGCAGAGATGAAGTACCAAGCTCTATTAGAACAAAGAACACAACCAATAGTACCATTGACAGAAGTGACTGTGGTTAATACTGAATTAGATTTAATTAACCCAGAACAATGGGCAGTACCTAAAGGTAAAGTGATTACAACACCAAAATCAAATAAGATATAATGAAGCAAGAAATTAAAATAGAAGTACCTACTAAATGGAGTGCAGTAACTCTAAGCAAGTATTTAGCCTTAAGAAAAGATTTGGACACGTATGCTGGTGAAGAAGAAGCTATAACGGCTTGTTTGTTTCATCATCTATGTGATTTTCCATTAGAGTATATACAGCAATTGAACATAGATACATACATTGCTATTAGACAGGATTTAATTAACTTCTTTAATAATATAGATTTACCACTACAAAAGTTTATCCAAATAGATGGAGTAGAATATGGGTTTGAGCCTGATTTAAGTAGAATGGCTTATGGTGCTTATGTAGATATCAGCAAATACGAAACCTTTGAAATAAATGAGAAGTGGGCTGAGATAATGAGCATACTATATAGACCTCTTATTAAAAAGACAGGTAAGCTATATGATATTAAAGCATACGATGGTACAATAGATGGAGAACCTTTTATGAATGTCAGTATGGATATTCACTTTGGCACACTTTTTTTTTTGAAAACTTTATTAAAGGACTTGCTGAAAGATACCCAGAAGTCTTTGATGGAATTGACGGTAGTACCTCAGAACATCAAATCCGTTTTGGAAAAAAATGGAAATCTTATTCAAGCCTTGTCCAACTCGCACAAAACGATATAACACGCTTTGAAGAAATAACTAAAGAACCATTGGAAAAGTGTTTATTAATGTTAGCATATCAGGCAGATGTAGCATACTTAGAAGAACTTATGTATAAGGAAGCTGTGAGGAAAGGGTAAGTTCATAACTTTTATTCCTTTAGTTGTTAAATCTAAAAGAAATCAGATGAAGCTTAGAACTGTTGCTACTCCGAAACCAAAACCACAGCCAACCTCATCGTTCAGTTCACCAAGAAAAGGTAATAGAACGGGATGTTTATGTAGAAATAAGAACACTTATTCTCAAAAATGTTGTGACAAGAGTATGGGAGCACAGGGAATAGGTTTAATTTATCCACCAGCAAAAGAAATATAATGCCAACACCAGCGAGTAATCAAAATCAAAGGAAGAATTCAGGCGTTTACTTCGGTCCAACTAGAGGTAGAGCAATTCCTCGTAATAAGCGTAGAGCTTGTTTATGTGAAGATTCGGACACTTATTCTATGGACTGTTGTGATGGTGCGCTAATAGGACAATCTATCGGCCAAACGCAATCGGCTGCAAAACAGCAAGGAGCATTTAGTAGAGGATTTTCTAGTGGATTTGATATTGGAAATGTATAAAACAAAGATATAAAGTATGTCTCAATTAAATAAAACGCAGTTAGAAGCGGAAAACCAAAGTAACTTTCCAAATAATAATTTTGGATACATTACACCAGCCCTATTAAGAGGATTCAATACTGATATGATTGATTCTTTAGTTGATGAAGGACAATATAATATTGATTCAGCATCAGTTTCAGGCAGTATAGCAATGTTAGAAGCACAGGTGGATGGATTAGTATTATCTGGTAGTGGTGTTGTAATATTAGATGAAGGTATATCATTAGGTTCAGCTACATCATTAAACTTTGTTGGACCTACAATTCAAGTAAGTGTAACTGGTTCAACTGCTAACATATATGCAAATACAAGTGGGTTAGCAACAACTGGTTCAAACGTATTCTCAGGCTCACAATATATTACGGGTAGTAGTGGAATTACAGGTTCTTTTTCTATTCAAGGTGATTTAATTATAAACGGAACATCTTATAACGCAGCAACAAGCGGAACATCAGGAACTTCTGGAACTGGTGGCACATCAGGTACTTCAGGTACAAATGGTTCGCAAGGTGTAAGTGGAACAGCAGGTTCATCAGGAACTTCTGGAACAAGCGGAACATCAGGAACAAATGCAACTGCTGGTAGTGGAGGTAGCTCAGGTACTTCAGGCACATCTGGTACAAGCGGTACAAATGGTACGGCAGGTAGTGGTGGTTCATCAGGAACTTCTGGAACTAATGGAACGGCTGGTAGTGGAGGTTCTTCAGGTACCTCAGGTACAAGTGGAACTAACGGAACTGCAGGTAGTGGTGGTAGCTCAGGCACAAGCGGAACAAGCGGTACAAGTGGCACATCAGGTACAAACGGAACAGCAGGTAGTGGTGGCTCAAGCGGCACATCTGGTACAAGCGGTACGAATGGTACGGCTGGTAGTGGAGGCTCTTCAGGCACATCAGGAACTTCAGGAAGTAGTGGCACAAGCGGTACAAGTGGGACTAGTGGCACATCAGGAACTTCTGGTACTTCTGGTTTAGGATTAAATTGGCAAGGAGTTTGGAATAGTGGAACAACATACGCAATTAATGATATAGTAGAATACAATGGTTCATCATATATTGCAATAAATGTTAGCTTAAATGAGAATCCAGCTACACAAATTCTTTATTGGAATTTATTAGCACAAAAAGGAACGGATGGTACTTCGGGTACGTCTGGTACATCAGGCACATCGGGAACATCTGGGACTAGCGGAACATCAGGTACTTCAGGAACTTCTGGGGTAAATGGTAGTAATGGAACTTCTGGAACTAGCGGTACAAGTGGTACGAGTGGTACATCTGGCACCAGTGGAGCTAATGGTTCAAACGGAACAAGCGGACAAGATGGACAATCAAATACATTCTTTGATTATAAAGCAAACACAAATGATATATCAGGTAACCCTGGTAACACATACATTCTTTGGAATAATGCTACACAAACATCTGCAACACAAATAAACGTAAACCATTTAACAAAAGATGGATATGATATAGATGTATTTTTAGGATTGATTCCATCTGGTTCAATAGTAATCATACAAGATGCAAACAATTCAGCTAATTTCCAAAGATGGCAATTCGGTAGTGGTACTGAAGTAGCACCTAATTCATATTGGACATTCCCAGCTACATACCAAAGTGGTGGATACTCATTTAGTAATAATCATGAAATAATCTTAATCGTAGCACAAACACCATCTGGTACTTCAGGTACTTCTGGAACAGCAGGTACGTCTGGTACTAGTGGGATAAATGGATTAGATGGAACGGGAGGAAGCTCAGGTACTTCTGGTACAAGCGGCACATCAGGTACGTCTGGTACTTCAGGAACTTCTGGAGTAAACGGAGGAGATGGTTCTTCTGGTACATCAGGAACCTCAGGAACATCAGGTACTTCTGGAATCAATGGAACTAATGGTACGTCTGGTACGAGCGGAACAAGCGGCACTTCTGGAATAAACGGAGTAGCTGGTAGCGATGGTACTTCAGGCACATCAGGCACTTCAGGTATAAATGGAGTAGCAGGAAGTAATGGTACTTCTGGAACTTCAGGTACTTCTGGTACATCTGGTACATCAGGTACGAGCGGTACATCTGGTGTTGGAACTGATGGTACATCAGGAACATCTGGTATTACAGCATTAGCATTCCCTTATACTGGTTCAGCTTTAATAACAGGTTCATTAGGTATTACTGGTTCTTTAAAAGTAAATACATTACCTGGAGGAGGTGCTCAAGGAGCTGGTGTTATCATAAGTGGAAGTTTAACATTCCAACAAAATCAAGGTGGTATATTTGTACAAAATATTAGTCCAATTAATACAGCATCAAGGATGGATATAGGCGGCGGGGGAGGTGGATTTAGTACTAAAGGAATTAGATTTGGTAATGGAGCATTTGAGGGACAGTGGATGGAACAAATTGAATTATTTGCAGCAACATCATCATTCTCTGGAAAAGTTGATGTAACTGGTTCATTACAAGTAAATGGAAGTTTAACTGCATCTTTAAGAGAAGGATATGCATGGATTGGAGGAGCAGGTAATATTTCTAATTTAGTTGCAACATCATCGTTTATAGCAATTGGTACATCTGGAACATCAGGAACGTCTGGTACATCTGGAACATCTGGTACATCTGGAACATCTGGTACATCGGGAACTTCTGGAACTAGAGGTACATCTGGTACATCAGGAACTAGCGGTACATCTGGTATTAATGGTGTTGCTGGTTCTTCAGGTACTTCGGGTACTTCTGGAATAAATGGAATAGCAGGAAGTAGTGGTACTTCAGGTACTTCTGGATTAGGTTCAAATGGTACATCAGGAACATCTGGGGTTAGTGGAGCTGGTTTCCCTTTTAGTGGCTCAGCTGAAATAACTGGTTCATTAATTGTGACAGGTAGTATTAGAACATTAGTACAAAGAACAGCTATTGTTTCTTCAACATCTTCAATTGATTTAAGAAAAGCAAACTTCTTTACGGCTAGTGTTGGTAGTAATACATTCTTTGATATTACAGCCTCATTAGGTGGACAAAGAGCAAGTATATTAGTAAAAACAACAGCAGTAAGTGCTAGTATAAGATTTAGTGATAACGTATATCAAAAGACTGGTTCTCAATATATACCTTCTCCAGCTAATGGCTCAGAAGATTTATTAGAATTAACTACATTTGATGGTAGTAGAGTTTATGTAACCAATATAAATAACTTTGTACAAACTGTACCTCCACCTCCTCCAGCTGCATTCAGCGCATTCTATTTAGTAATAGCTGGTGGTGGAGCAGGTGGAGCATCAGGCGGCGGTGGTGGTGGTGGTTTACGTTCTAACATTACCGGTTCTGGTGGTGGTGGAGCAGCTGAATCAACATGGCAACCAACAATTGGAGTAGCTTACAATATTACTGTTGGTGCTGGTGGAACTTCACAAAGTGGTAATACGGCAAGAGGTAATAGTGGTAACGATTCTTACTTAACTGGTAGTGGTATATATGTTGTATCAACTGCCGGCGGAGGTGGTGGTGGATTTAATGGTGAACCGCAAGAGATTGGTGGTAATGGAGGCTCCGGTGGTGGAGGTGGATGGAGTGCTGGTACTGGAGGTACTGGTACTACAAACCAAGGATTCAATGGAGCAAATGCAGTAGATACTTCACCAGCACCTTACAACGCAGCAGGTGGTGGTGGAGCTGGCGCAGCTGGTAACGCTGATGCTGGTTCAAACTCCGGAGCAGGTGGAGCTGGTAAATTACATAACATTGATGGAAATAATTACTACTGGGCAGCTGGTGGTGGAGGTGGAGCTCAAGGCGGTGGTACTGCTGGTAATGGTGGTATCGGTGGTGGTGGAGGAGGCGGTGGCGCTTCTGGTTCAACTGCTGGTACTGGTGGTGGAACTGCTAAAAACGCTGGTGGTGATGGTACAACTTCAGGCGGTAATGGTGGAGCTAACACAGGAGCAGGTGGTGGAGCACAAGCAGTAACATTAAATGCATCTGGTACAGGTGGTAGTGGTATTATTATTATATCAATACCAACTTCAAATTCAGCAACATTTAGTGGTGGAGTAACTCAAACATCAGCAACTGTTGGTGGAAGAACTGTTTACACTATAACTGCAGCTGGACCTACTGATACAATAACATTTAGTTAAAATATATAAATTAAAAATATGGCACATTACGCAGTATTAGACGAAAATAAAATAGTAACATTAGTTTTCGTTGGAAAGGACGAAGATGAAATAGTATTAGATGAAAATGGTAATCCAATAGACTGGGAAGTTTATTATGGAGCTAAAAGAACATCATACAATACATTAAATGGAGTGCACTTAAGTGGTGGCACTCCATTCAGAAAAAACTTTGCTGGTGTAGGTTTCACTTACGATGAAGTAAGAGATGCTTTTATCCCTCCTAAACCTTTTGAATCTTTTGTATTTAATGAAGATAAGTGTAATTGGGAAGCACCAATAGCAGTTCCAAACGAAGAAGGTAAACTATTTGTATGGGATGAAGAAACAATAAATTGGATAGAGATTACAAATTCCTAATCAATAAAATTAGGTTTACAATTGTTAAATAATAAAACAAACAAATAATATGAAATTAGAAACTCAAAATTCGTATATAACTAATCCTCAATTCGTAGGTGGCGTAGCAGTAACATTTACTTCTGGTTCAACTTTTAATAATGCAACACCTGATAATCCTCAATTTGGATTCGTAGCTGGTGGATTATATGTTGGTAACACTGGAACTTTAGTAGCTAAGACTTACGATAGTTCAGTATTAACATTAGTATCTGCATCAGGATTTATACCTGGTATATTTACTGCTGTATCAGCATCTTCTACTGCGAACAACGTAGTAGCATTACGATAAAAAAAATAGAATGTTAAATTATAATCTCAACATAATTGAGCCTTTAAAGCAAGATAAAAAGAATGAGGATGTAAGACCTCCAATAACGTGGGTCTTTGAATCATTTGCTACTGCTTCTGATAGTACTGATTTAGGTGAATTAGGATTTGCTACAATGAGTATAAACGCTCCTGGTAGTGATTGTATTCAAGTATCTAATGATGATACAGGATTTTTTACAACTGATGCTCAATTTCCAGTAACAGCAAGTTTGACAGGAAGTAATTGGCCTATTACTGGTTCAACTACAATGAGTTTGTTTACTGCAGGGATTACATATGACCCAGCATCAGTAGACCAATATTATTTTGCAGCTATAAGTGCTTCAGCATTGGACATTTTTAATAATCCAAGCTATACTGGTAGTGTATTACTAAATCAATATTCAGCATCTGAATTTTTTAGATTCTATACTACTGCAACTATTGTTCATACAAAAGGAAATATATACAATCCAATAATTAATTGGAAAGCAATAAATCAATCTCCATCTACTGATACAGGAAATGTGAACGGATTTACTGCTTCATTTAATATAGTAAAAGATAGAAACGTACCTTTAGTAGCATTACCACAAGTAACTGGTTCTACAATAGGAGCATTTAATAATGAATATGCATTAAACATTACATCTTCGCTTTCAGCAAGTGTATTGAATGATGCAACTGGTTCAACAACTATGAGTATTGTTATTCCTAATGCTGGAATATCTACTTCATCATTAATATTGAATCAAACAACACCTGGCTTACAAACTATATCAGCATCATTTGTAGCAAGTAATAATAATAACTATAATATTACTGCTAGTGTGATAATGAATAAAGGTAATATTTGGAACGCAAGATTGAATGTATTAAGTACAGGTTCAAATGCGGATAGCTATTCAATGTACACTGTACCAACTCAATTTAATATAATTAAAGATGTTAATGTTGATGCAACTGTAATAGACCAAAATGTAAGTTTATTATCTAATGCTTTAACAGCATCTAAAAGAGATACATTACAAACTAACTACGCATTTAATTTTCAAAACGATGTAACTGAAAGTGGTACATATCCAATATATCAAGTTCGTACATATCCAACTACATCATTAGATATAACTCCTGCTGGAACATCTTCTTTAAGAAATGATTCTGGTAGTATTATATCATATACTGAATCTCCTTATACATCTTCATATAATATAACTGCATCTGCATGGATTAATAAAATTCCATCATTTGATGTATCTATCATCGTTTTAGGTGGTGGAGGTGGAGCCGGTGGTGGTTCTACAAACCCTGGTGCTGGTTACGATGTAGCTGGTGGAGGCGGTGGAGCTGGTGGATTCTTACAAAAAGATTTCTTATTAGTTCCAAATGTATCATACGATATCCTTTCAATAGGTACAGGTGGTACAGGTTCTAACGCTGGTACAAAGGTAGGAGAAAACGGTACTGATACATTAGTTAAAGTATGGTTAGGTCCATTAAAAGAAAATGGTACTGCATCATTTATAGCTGGAGGCGGTGAAGGAGGTCAATTTAATCCTAGCGGCCCTAACTTCAATCAAAGTGGTGGTGATAGTGGTGGAGCTAGCTTAATTGTAGCTGAAACAGATACTACTTTATTAACTAAAGCATCATTAGCTGGAGGTGTTGGTGCTACAAACGATGCAGCTGGAGGTGGTGGTGGAATCACTGGAAGTGGATTTGCTGGAAACGCATCTAATACATCTGCTGGTGGATTCAATTTAGGTGGAGCTGGAGGTTATTGGCAATATGGAGGAACATGGTATGGTACTGCTTCTTTAGCACCAACTGTATATTTTCATTCTTCTTCATTTACTTGGACTGGTTCAGGTGGATTTGGTTCTCAAACTGGAAATGGAAATAACGCAACTGCTTTAGGTGGCGGTGGCGGTGGTGCATTTGCATCATCTTCTTTAATAGGTGGTAATGGATTGGGTGGAGCAGTTATAATAGCTTACTCAGGTTCATCTAAACTAAATGTACCCACTGGAACAATAACAACATTCTCTAACGGAGTGACTTGGCATTTAATTAAAAATACAGGTTCATTCTCTTATACATACGAACCAAAACCAAACCCTGAAGAACAAGAATATCAATGGAGAACTGACACATTAGTAATTGCTGGTGGCGGCTCTGGTGGTACTGATGAAGGTGGAGGTGGTGGTGCCGGTGGTTATTCATATAACCCATACACTTACTATGAACTTGGTAGAACATACACAGTAACTGTAGGAGCTGGACAACCTGCTGTAAATCAAATTACAGCATCTCGTTCTGGAAGTAATTCTTTTATTACTGATACATCTAATGGACAAGTAATATTACTTGCTAGAGGTGGTGGAGCTGGATTTGGAGTAGATGGTGGTTCAGGTGGTGGTGCATCTAATGCAGGAGGTGGTGGTGCTGCATTCCCTGGTTTTGTAAATCAAAACTATTATGTAAGTTCATCACAAACGCAAGGATTTGGTGGTGGTTCAGCTGACCCTAGCTTCTCCGAAGCTGGTGGCGGAGGAGGTGCTGCTAATAGTGGTAGTAATGGTTTTGCTAGTCCTACAACACCAGGTATTGGTGGAATAGGTAAATATGACTTATCATTT